TAGTTGATGTTGGTTATGGACAATCACTTCAAGCTGTTTATTCAATTCCTAGAAACTATCGTGGCTTTTTAATGTCTATTGATGTTGGAACAAGTAAGCAAAAAGAAGTTGAGGCTAAATTTATGCAAAGACCTTTAAATGGAAATACTTTTCAAACTAAATCATTAATTACATCATTTGGAACACCTTTTAGAAAAGACTATTTAGTACCAGAAATTTTATCAGAAAAATCAGATTTAGAAATGAGAGCCAAAGCAGATGCTACAACAGCAATTTCTGCTGGATTCCAATTAATCCTAGAGAAAGTAGTTCAAAGCTAATGACTAAAAAGCCTAGAACAACAGGAGAACATATTGTTTCTTTGTATGGGCATATAAAAGGTTTAACTAGAGAAATACATTTAATTAAAACAAATCATCTAAAACATATGCACCAAGACATAGATAAGATTGATTCTAAATTTGATAAACTCATCACTTGGATTATTTATGGAGTCGGTACAGTAGCAATCGTGTTCTTGACCCAAATACTTTACATTTTCTCTAAATAGTTATACAACAAATACTTGTATGAATCATAAAAGAATACTTGTTATATCTGATATGCACATTCCATATCATCACAAAGACTCATTCAAATTTTTAAAAGAAATTAAAAAAGAATTTAAACCTGATACAGTTGTTAATATTGGAGATAGTTTAGACTTTCATGCAATCTCAATGCACGATAGCAACCCTGATTTATATTCTGCTGGACATGAATTAAAAGAAGCTAGAAAATATATAAAAGAATTAGAGGGTGTATTTCCTATTGTTACAGAAGTAGATAGTAACCATTCTAGTTTAGTTTATAGACGAGCATTAAAGTATGGAATGAGTAAAGAATTTTTAAAAGATTACGGAGAGTTTTTAGGCACTAAAAAATGGAAGTGGATAGATGATTTAACTCTTACTATGTCTAATGGCCAGAGATGTTTCTTTACACATGGTAGAAGTGCAGATGTATTAAAAACAAGTCAAGCTATGGGAATGAGTTGCGTACAGGGTCATTATCATACAAAGTTTGTTATTAGTTGGTGGGCGAACCCAGATAATCTATTTTTTGGAATGAATGTAGGTTGTTTAATAAATCAAAAGTCTATGGCATTTGCTTATGCTAAAAATTTTAAGACTAGATTCATCATAGGTTGTGCTGTTATTTTAAATGGCATACCTAGACTACTTCCAATGGTTTTAAACGAAAAAGGCGATTGGATAGGTAAAATTGTCTAGGTTAAAGGCTCATAGAAGCGATTTAAAGGCTACTGACAAGCAAATAGGTGGGAAGCACTATAAAGAATATAAGATACAGCCTATTGAGTTTATAGTAGCAAATAAACTTGATTTCATACAAGGTAATATTATAAAATACGCACTCCGAAATAAAGATGGAGAAAACCCTGATGAGAAGTGGAATAAGATAATTCACTACTGCGAACTAGCAAAACAGTTGCAAAATAAAAAATAAGGAATATTAAGCCTGAATGAACTTTACTCATTTAATTTATTCTGCTCTTGTGTTATATTGGATAACATTATTATTTTTAACAAGTAATACTTATTTATGATTTTTAGTTTATTAAATAATCCACTTACAAAATTAGCAGTTGGTAAAGTAACTGACCATTTTAAACACAAAGCCGAAAAAGTTAAAACAATAAGAGCCGCAGAAATAGAAGCCGCTAAAGATACAGATATAGTTAGAATCAAAAGCCAAGATAAAAGTTGGAAAGACGAAATATTAATGATTTGGCTTATATCAATGTTAAGTACAGGCTGGTTTGAAAGTACAAGAGCAAATTTTGAGGAATGGGTAAGAATAATAAACGATTTACCTGATAGTGTTTGGTATTTAGTTATTATTGTATTTACTGCAACATTCTCAACTAAAATGACAGATAAGGTTTTAAATAGAAATAAAAAGAAGTAATATGTTGAATGGACATAGACGCAGTAATTATAGATTTAGAATTTCAATTAGAAACAATACATAATCCTTACGGACATTTTGTGAATTTTAGATTCATAGATGTAACTCCTAATAAAACTAAACTTAATAAAATGATTGCTGATATACAGAAGCACCCAGAAGTTGATCTAATAGATTATAATTATACTGAAACTCCCATCACATCTAAAACTAGCATAAAATATTTTGATATTACTAAACATTAAATAGGGTGGTCAAGAGAGAGCCAAACCACCCTACCAAACTATTAACTCTCGCTAATAGCTTTATTCACTAACTGATTAACAAAGGGAGCAAACCACAATTCTCGTTAGTGAAATTCATTAAACTTTATTATTCAAAGCTAAATCTCTTTTTAACTCTGATTGTTTTAAGCTAACATACTTATCTAAATTATTATAATGGTATCTAGCTTTAATTAATTCTTCTTCTGCTACTGCATACTGTTCTACAATATCTTGATATTCTTTATCAGTACGAGATTTGTGTTCAGCTTCAATAACAGTTTTAGTATCTAATTTATATTTTAAAAATAATTTACTAAACATAGCTTTTTTACCAGCTTCAAGAATGATTGATTTTTTATGCCACTCTGCCCAATCTTGTGAAGCCTTTTCTAATTCTTCATATGATTTATTACTTAATAGATTGCTCATTTTTTTTATCCTTTAATATATATTTTAATGTAGTTGTTGTTGGGTCAAATTCTAATTTATTACAAGACATCAGTATTACAGATAATAATAAAATTAATACTACTGATACAATCTTAACAACACGTCTGTTGTATTTTCTGTGAATTGCTTTTCCAAATATAATCATGGGTATAATAACATCTCCTCTTGTTCTTGTTCTAATTGTTTAATTTGTTGTTTTAAATGTTTATTTTCTAATTGGTATTTTTCAACTAAATTTCTTTGTTGTTTAACTTCCATATACAATGCTTGTATTTCTTCTAACTTAATAGCGAAGTCTTTTTTTAAATTATAGACCTCGCTAATAAGATGCTCTTGTGTTTTAGATAATTTAACCATAATTAAAATGGAATCTCATCGTCCATATCAGACATTTTTTCAACAGGCATAGCATAATCTGGTGCAGAGGGTTGAGCCTGTGTCATTGGTTGTGGTGTGTACTGTGGAACAGTTTGACCAATAGGTTTAAATCCATCTACATTAGCACTAGGTTTATATGGCTTAATCATAACCAAACAAATAATCTGTTCAAGATTACCTTTTGCATATTGTGGTGGATTCTGCATTTCCTGTGTCTTTGTCATATACTTTAAGACATATCCAGCTTTAGTATATTCTTGAACTTCTGGTGTGTTAAACCAATCATTAACTTGTGATAATCCATATTTTCTTTTGGTTAAGCTACAAGTAAATTTAACTTTACTAGCTTCTCCACTATATTCATATTTAGGGCTTTGATTTCCAGTCGGAAAGAGTCGCATAGATAACCCACAGAATGGTTTATCAAATTTAGTTTTTTGATACATTTTGTTTTCCTTTTTTTAGTTTATATTGACGTACTGACTCGTTAAACATTAACTCGGATTTATGACAACTCAATAATCCTAAAAATGCTTTCAAGTGTTCCTTTTTATATAAGACGTGTCTAGCTTCAAAATCTCCACTATCTTTTGGGAGTCTAACTATATACATCTTATTTATCTTCTTTCCTGTCTGTTCTTCATAAGCCAACTTATATCCATGTAGTTGATGAACCATATTAAGAAACAAACCTTTTGAAGTTTTTATATCTATAAGCCATAGGTTATTCTGTGAGTCTTTAGCAATTAAGTCTAAAGTTCCACAAAACCCACGTTCAGAATATAAAACCTTTTCAGACTCAACAACTTTTAACTTATGTTTAGTCCAAAACCTTTTAAACTTCTCAAAGCAACTTAATATTACAGGGTCGCTTGGGTCAGTAAATTTTTCTCCTTTTAGCCACATCTCGCAAAACTTATGCACCATAGAGCCAATATTTAAAATATTATCTCCTGACTTTCTTGCATTAGCTTTAGCATTAGTGACTATTTTTTGTATCTGGTCTATTGGAATACCTGATCTTTCCATTTCAGTTTTTATAGCATTAACTTGGGTGCTTATCTTCCAATTCTCTAATGCTGGACTTGCTAACTTTCCAAGTAATGTACTCATTCCAACTACATATTCGTTATTATGTATATAGACGTGTTTTTCTTCATTGAACTCAATCGTATGACCATGTTCTAGTTTATGAATTGCCATTATTCTCTCCCTTATATTGTTTTTTGTTTTTAGCTCTAGAAGTAATTATTGCACAGTATTCTTCAATATAATACTCTTGTTTATATTTATTTTTACCTATTACTCTATTCATAGCCAAGATTCGTTTATCTTGCCACGTTTTCTGTGTGTGTTGTATAGCCATTTTCTCCTCTCTTGTTTGGTGTAAATCTTAAATAACGATCTAGTATTGGTTTTATAAAGTAATCTTTCTCAACATCAAAAATTTCAGCTAGTATTTTCTCATTAATGCTACAAATACTATTCTGTCCTCTTTCATATTTTTGTATCTGTTGAAACGAAACTTTTAACTTTTTAGATACTCTTGTTTGAGTCCAACCTTTAACTATTCTTATCTTTCTTAATTGTAAGCCAGATATTTTTGTATAGACTTTTTTGTTATGTTCATCTGATATATTCCATTCACTTAATAAATTATCTATTGAATGATTTATCTCATCTGGTGTTCTGTTTATCCATTTATTCATATTGTTTCCTTTTTAATTTAGAACTGAATGTCCTCTATTTGTTAAACACTTTCTAGTTAATGATTCTTTTTTAGTGTCCATTGTAGGACTCAAAGACCAATACAAAATGTTACCAACAAAAGTAGAATTTTCTTTTGCAAGTGTTTTACAATGTTGAATATCATTTGTTATTTCTTTTGCTTGGTCATTATTAAATGTACCTGATCTTCCAGCACTATCAATAATTGGGCGATAGCTACAGGCTTGTAATAAAGACAAAGATAGCATGATTAAAAGTATTGTTTTCATATCTTGTTTTTCCTCTCTCGTTATAAAGTTGGTTGATGGTACTTAACTTGATGTAACTGCCAAGCCAACTTCTTTTTTTTTTGTTTCACTTTTAGCAACTGTTCCAGCAATACTTTCTCTTTGTGTGTACTCTTGTCGTACTGCTCTTGCATTTGAAACATTTTTTTTGGATTGTTCATGTCCATTTCCTTTTAATTGACTCACTTGATTAACCAAATGAGTATCCACAGAATCAATTAAATCTAACTGTTCCTGTAAATCTTGTAATCCACCAAGAGTCATATCTCGGTGGAAAATCTGTTTAAACCTTTTAGCAATCTCTTTACTAAAGTTTGAGTTGTTTGGTATTCTCATTATTCCTCTCCCCATATTAAAGTTATTACTATTGATAATGCTAAAGCTAAATAAAAATATTCCATTATGCTCTCTCCTTGTTTAGTGTTAGTTTTATTTAACATACGAATAATCTATAAAATTAAGGTTGCATTGTAAATAGCTAAAAAATGGCTATTTTACTAGGTTTTTTGATTTTATTTAAAGCTAGAACTAGAATTTTATAGACAATAACAAATCATTCATATAAAAAACGAATCAATTAAAGATATGATTATAAATAAAAAAATGTTAGAGAGAATTATCTCGCAAGAGATAAGTATTTATTTTCATATCATAAATATAGCTGGGTGGTTTTCTCTCTCTACTGCCCAGCACTTTATAGAGAGGAAGATATGAAACAATTAGATATATTTGATACTGACTATCAATCTTGTAATTATACAGAAACTTCTAAAAAAGCACTAGCCACAATCAAGCCAAAGATTAAGACTAAAAGAGAAGAAGTTTATGAATTTATAAAATTTCAAGCATCTACTAATTATGAGATTGCAGATGAATTGGATATGCCTTTAAGTTCAGTTTGTGGTCGTTGCAGAGAGTTACAGGAATTGAATCTTGTGGTAGACTCAGGTTTAAGACGAGAAACTAAATATGGAAAACAAGCAATAGTATGGCAAAGAAAAAAGTAGCAAATAAATTAGAACAGGCTCATTTATCTAAAGTTGCAAGTTTGGGTTGTTTAATTTGTCAAAGACCAGCAATTTGTCATCATATAAGGAATTTAGGAGATGGAAAAGGTAATATTGGTATTTCACAAAAAGCAAATCATTATCAAACGATTCCATTATGCCCTGACCACCATACAGGAAAATTCAGTATTCATAATTGTAAGCAAGAGTTTGAAGCTATGTATGGAACTGAACAACAAATGTTACAAAGAACTTTAAAAGAAATTGAGAATATAGAAGAAGCAAATAATTTTTTTAACTATAACAACGGAGAGAACAATGGCTGAAATGAGAGAGGAACACTTTGAGGTAGTATCTAACAATCGTGCTAGAGAATACGAAAAGACAAAAAAAACACTAAACATAATTAGGACACTATTAAATAGATATTCTAAAAAGCAATTAATTGAGATGATTGAGAAAGAGAGTAGATAATGTCTAAAAGGAAGGGCTACTTCATTTTATATCGTGATTTGTACTCTAATCCGATTTTTAAAAATTTACTACAAGCTAGTTGTTGGATTTATTTTATAAGTTCTGCATCACACCAAGATAAGACTTTAAGATTTTTAGACTCTGATGTTTTTATTAAACGAGGCGAGGCTATTATGCCTTTAAGAGTTACAGCTAAAAGATTTGGTATGACTTATAGTGAAATGCGTTCTTTCATACTACGTCTTGTGCGTAGAAAAATGATAAGCACTAGAACGACCCAGCTTGTACCCACAGAAAACCACCCTAGTCGAAAAATAAGCATAATTAACCTTTTAAATTACGATTTATATCAGTATGTAGAATCAGAAAAACCACCTACGACCCACCTATCGCAACAAGTGTCAATACACAAATCTAATACACATATACTAAATACTATATCAAAAAAGTCTAGCAAGGGAGAGTATGAGAAAATAGGAGAAGAAGGTCATTATGATATGTTAAGAAAAGGTAATAAAAAATATTTAAAGCATAAATGGAAAGATGAGCCTATAAAGGAATACTAAATGAAAGCTATACTGCGTATTTTTAAATATTGTAGAACTAGGATAATTAAGTTATCTATTGAAAACAGACAACTTAAATTACAACTAGAATATTTACGAGCCACATTAAACCAAGATGAACATACCAAGCATTAAATATGGCAGAAATAAGATCACAGTACAATTTAGAATATTACAAGACTTATATGGTTTCTATGAACCTAATAAAAACTTGCTTGTAATAGATAAAAGGGTAAAAGGATTAAAGCTATTCAATACAATAATGCACGAGTTATTTCATATAATTATTAATCATGCCGATATAGATGTAAATAAACGAGGAGAAGAACCTATTGCACAAGCTGTGGGAGATGGCTATGAGAAAGTATTTAAACAAAACCCTAAACTATGGACTTTGTTGTCAAAATTACTAAAATAAACACATTATGAAAAACGACAAAATTAAGACAAAAGACACAATTAAGACACAATCAATAGGCAGACCCAAAAAAGATTTAGATAAAGATGTTATAGCAAAATTAAGTCAGATAGGTTGCACACAAGAAGAAATAGGCTCATGTGTTGGAATATCAGCTAGAACACTACAAAGACGATATGCCGATTTAGTAAAAGAAAACAAAAACATTGGTAAAGCTAGTTTAAGAAAAAAGATGTGGGAGAAAGCACTTAAAGGTAATGATAAACTTTTAATCTGGCTTTCAAAAAACGAGTTAAATATGCGAGATAAAATTGAAACTCAAAGTATTGTTGAACCACTACCATTAATCATAGATGCTAAAGCAGAAGAAATAGATGGCGAAGAAAAAAGGTAATTTATTTGGTGCAACTGTTGAATACACTAAAACTGTAAAAGGAACTTCTATTGGTAGAAAACCAATAACAAGTACAATGAATAAAAATAAACGCAGACAACGAGGGAAAGGAAAAGATCGTGGACAAGGTAAATAAAATAGGAGAGAATACATTTTTAAAATTAAGACAACAAAGAGATCAAGCTAGAGCAGAGTGCGATCAAGTTAAGATTCAAAGAGATGTTGCTTTACGAAAACTAAATAAAGCATTAGATGTTATTAAACAACAAAGAAAATTAATAGAGCATGGAACAGAAACGAAGTAATTTTTACCCTAATGGAGAGATAATAGATTATTCTCTACCACAATCATTTCATAAAAGTATGAAGCCAGAAGCCTGTGGCAACTGTGGTCTTTACAGTAATAAAAGATCATTCTGTGGTAGGTGGGGAAGTAAGGGTGTTAAAGATACTTACGTTTGCCACGAATGGAGAAAAAGGTTCTTTAAGAGATAGTTTTGTGATATTTATGCCACATGGCTAAATATAAAAATAGAACTGTAAAACTAAACAAACCCTCTCGTGGAGATGTTAAAAAGTTTAAAGTATTTGTAAAAGATAGACGAACAGGCAGAGTTAAGAAAGTTAATTTTGGCTCTAAAACTATGTCTATTAAGAAGAATATCCCAGCTAGGCAAAGATCATTTATGGCAAGATTTAGACCAATACTTGCTAAAGTAAAAGGCCAGAAGAATCTATCTCCAGCATACTGGGCAATACAATCATGGAAAAAAGGATTTAAGATATGATAGATCAATTTTTTTATAGATTATTTGGAATGATAGATAATTGTATGGGTTATTTATTTGATAGATTTATTTCAGATGCACCTAAAAAGAAAAAGAAAAAGTAATTTATGAGGATAACAAATATGAACTATTATTTTACAGGAGTTTTAATTATTCTTATGTTTCTTCTAACTTTGTTAGAACCAGCATATCCTGATGAAACTCAAAATAATACATCAGGCTCAAACACTATGATTGATGGTGGTTATACATCAAATGCAACAACGACTTACCAATCAGGGTCATCATCAAATACTACATCAAACTCTACTAATCATTCTAATATTAAATCAGCACCACCAACTGCATCTGCACCATCATTCTCTGCTCAATCGCAAGACGTTTGTGCAACAGGAGTATCAGTAGGTATTCAAACATTTGGCACAGGTTTTTCAGGTGGTAAGACTAATAGAGATATGAACTGTGAAAGAATTAAATTAGCTAAAGTATTA